TGAACTGCTCATTGCGTACCTGAACACCGGCACCGCTTCCGCCCCTGTGTGGAGTGCTATCGGTAAGCGCGTCGAGGACAGCAGCGAGGAAATGGACTGGAGCACCGACACCAAGCAGGACATTCTGGGCCACACCTTTACGAACATGAAAAAGCCCACCATCACGCAGACCTTTGACCCCATTCCCTTGGATGCGGGCGATGCTGCGGCGGTGAAGATGTGGAACCTGGCTGTCAAAGACCAGGATGCCCAGGCGCTGGCAAATCAGGACATGATGATCGGCCACTTCTACGCCACCAGCGGTGAGGCGATGTTTGCGGAGCGCTACGACGCTTGCGCTATTGCCGTCACCGGCATCGGCGGCGAGGGCGGTGGCACCCTGAATATCACCAGCGAGATCACCTATGGCGGTACCCGCACTGTGGGTACCGTTAAGAAGAACAGCAGCGGCGCTATTGAGTTCACTGCGGCCTAAATAAAGGGGCGGGCAACCGCCCCTGTTTTGGAGGGAACACATGAAGGAATTGACAATCACCACCGGCGTACAGGAATACCACCTTAATGACAAATGCACGGTGTATTTTAATCCCAGCGATCCGGCGTTTGCAGACAAGCTTTACACAGCGTTTGACGCGCTGAAAAAGAAGCAGGATGCGCGGGACAATAACGTAGAAAAAATGAGCGCCCGCGAAATGTTTGACTGGCTCCGAAATATGGACGCCGAAATGCGCGAGACCATTGACGGGGTGTTTGAGCAGCCGGTGTGTGAAGCACTGTTTGGCAACGTGAGCGTTTACGCTATCGCGGACGGTGCGCCGCTGTGGATGAACCTTATGGTTGCCATCATGGACGAGCTGGACGAGGGGATTAAGCGGGAAAAGGCTTTTCACAGTGAGAAGCTTGCAAAGTATACGGCCAAATACCACAGATGATGTACGACCTTCCGACGAGCCTTGAGGTGTGTGGAACGGAATACGCAATAGAAACGGATTTCCGCGTGATACTGGACATATTCTCGGTGCTGTCTGCTGTTGAACTAACGAGCGAAGAAAAGTGCTTTGGCGTGTTGGGAATGTTTTACCCCGGTTTTTTCACGATGCCTAGGGAGCATATGGAAGAAGCGATAAAACAGTGCTTTTGGTTTATCAACGGTGGAAATGAGGAAGCGCAAAAAAAATCAACCAAGTTGATGGATTGGGAACAGGACTTCCGCCTGCTTGTCGCTCCAATCAACCGCATAGCGGGGCAGGAGGTGCGGGCGCTGCCGTATTTGCACTGGTGGACGTTCCTTTCGTACTACGGAGAAATCGGGGATTGCTACTTTGCCCAAATCGTGAGGATCCGAGACTTAAAAGCAAAGGGCAAACTGAAAGACAAAGCCGACAAGGAGTTTTACCGCAGAAACCGCGACGCTATCGACATCAAGCGGCGGTACTCGGAAACTGAGGAAGAAATCATTAAGGGCTGGACGTAAAAAAAGCCGCCCCGGAGGGCGGCTGCGCGGCGGTCAATGGTTTGCAATAAATGTAATGTCGTTGCCAGACCAAAAGTCCGGGGTAAAACGGATTTCAAGCGTTTTCCAATCAGCGGGGACTTCGTAGCCTATTACGCCAGACATCTTTTTCCCGGCTGCAACGGTGCCGTCCATTTGGTTTTTGTCTGCGGCTAATGTGCCGGTCATGCTCATGTTTGTGGAGTAGTCATCGACATACGCTTCGAAGGACATTATAGAGCTTATGGAAATATCTTTGCTGGATTTGTTTTCAATAGCAAATTCGCAAAATAGAAACACGTTGCCGCTGTCTGGCGTATAAAACCCTTCTCCGTTTGATTGGGTGCAGGACACAAAAGTGACCTCAATGTCTTTAAGGGATACAACGTCACCAACTGCAAATTCCGTTTTCTGCGGAGCAGTTGATCCGTTTCCGCCTTTTGCGTCTGTATCCCCCACCTTTTCTGGGGAATTCCCACCAAGCGCGGTGCCAATAATGCCGATAGCAATAAACACAGCTATAACGATCAGCACAACCGGTTTTTTCTGTTTGGCTCCACAAGCGGGACAGACTTTCGCGGATTTTGCAATATCTGCGCCACAGGTCTTACACTTAGTCATTTTATCCATTTTCTTCCACCCTCCAAGAAGTTTTTTGTGGTTTGTTTATAGTACCACATAAATACCATAAAAGCAAGTAGGTGATTATATGGCAAATGCAGACGGCTCCGTCATTATCAAGGCCGACATTGACGATAAGCAAGCGCAGAAAGAACTCAATGCGCTGGAAAAGAAAATAGAAGCGCTACAGGAAAAGCTCAATAACAAAAAATCCGCGCGAGATACTTTGTTTAACCAAGCCAACAATTTAGGCGCACAGCTTGACGAAGCAAAGGCGAAACTGGCGCAGATGAAGGGCGGCGGCGAGTTTTTCACCAGTGATGCTATCAAGCAGCAAGAGGCCGCTGTAGCGTCTATGGAAAAAGAATGGAACGCCATGAATGACAAACTGGACAAGCAAAACGCCGCTATCCGCGAGGGCGAAGCGGAGATTGACCGAATGAAAGCAAAGGCCGGTGAGTTAAGTAAGCAGCTTGGCAATACCGGCAAGAACGCAGGAAAGATACAAGAAGGGTTAGACAAAGCATCCCAGGGCATGGAGGCGTTTACAAAGCGCGTAAAAATGTTGGCAAAGCGGGCGCTGGTGTTTACCATCATTGCCCGTGCGTTGGCGGCACTCCGGGATTGGCTGGCGGACGTGGTGGCCGTAAACGGTGAGGCGCGTGACGCTATCGCGCAGCTAAAGGGCGCACTGCTGACGCTGGCACAGCCGCTTGTGCAGATCATCATCCCGGCGTTTACTGCGCTGGTTAAGGTACTGGCTACGGTGGTTTCGTTTATCGCAAATATTGTATCCGCCCTATTTGGAACAACGGCAAAAGAAAGCGCCAATGCGGCAAAGTCCCTGAACGACCAGAAGAACGCATATAAAGGCGTTGGCGGAGCGGCGAAGTCTGCAAGTAAACAGCTTGCGTCGTTTGATGAGATCAACAAGTTAAGCGGTGAAAGCGGCGGCGGGTCCGGTATTATTCTACCGGATTTCAGCACGGCGGCAAATTTCGCATTTCTTGATAAAATTGCGGACAAGCTCAAGAAGATAGGGCAGGACATTGTAAACCTGTTTAAAGACGTCACCGGGTTTATCGGCAACGTATTCTCCGGCGATTGGGGCGCGGCGCTGGACAACATTATCGACTTTGTACACCACGCCTATATTTTGCTGGCCGATTTGCTGGATTTTGTGGGGTATATCTTTGGAGCAATCATAGACACCATTATAGAAAAGTGCGGCCTTGCCGGTACTCCGGTTGGAGATATGTTGACCGGTATCAAGGACATTGTGCAGGGAGCGTTGGGCCTTATTTCCGGCATCCTAACCCTTGACTTGGAGAAAATGAAACAGTCTGTCATTCAAATGCTTACCGGTGTAAAGACATTTGTGCTGGGCATTTTTGACTGGTTCAAACTGGGGCTGACAAGTTTGCTTGACTGGCTTGACGAAAGCACAAACGGTAAGTTCCATGAGCTGATAGAGCTGGCGAAAACTTACGTCAATGACGTAGTCGAGGGCATGAAACAGATTTTCAGCGGCCTTATTGAATTCCTGACCGGCGTGTTTACGCTGGACTGGAAAAAGGCGTGGGAAGGTATCAAAGAGATTTTCCGGGGTATCTGGAATACCATCGTAGGCGTTTTTGAGGCGGCTGTAAACCTCATCATCAAGGGTATCAACTGGCTTATTGACCAGCTGAACAAGATACACTTTGAGATACCGGATTGGGTTCCTGGTATCGGCGGTAAATCTTTCGGCATCAATATTTCCCATGTAAACGAGCTTAAAATCCCCCGTTTGGCACAGGGCGCAGTCATTCCTCCGAACCGGGAGTTTATGGCAGTGCTTGGCGATCAGAAATCCGGGACGAACATTGAAACGCCCCTTGCTACGATGGTGCAGGCGTTCAAGCAAGCGCTTGCGGAAAGCGGGTATGGAGGAAACAACGAGGCCGTGTTGGTGCTGGACAAGGACGTGCTGGGCAAGGTCGTGTACCGGCTGAACAAGGCGGAGGGTACGCGCATCGGCGTAAATTTGTCGGAGGTGCAGGGATGAACTACATCAAACTGAACGGCATTTCCTTTGACGCTGACGTGGCCATTTCAAAGTACAACCGAAACTTTAACGTGCTGGACGGCGAGAACGCAGGGCGCGTAATGACGGGACGCATGGTGCGTGACATCATCGGTACATACCTTGGCCACAAACTGACGGTGTTCCGGCGCGGTGACAACTACAAGGGACTGGACGATTTTTGGGACTACCTATACAAACACAGCGTGGATGACTCCGTTATGCTGGAAGCGGCAGACGGTCAGACCACTATCGCGTATGAAGCGTATTACACCAGCGCGTCGCAGGACTTGGAGAAGGGCGAGGGAGGCGTAAACTATTGGGGCGAGATCGAGGTGAACTTTGTCCCGATGGACGCGCAGCTCCGCCCCTGAGAGGTGGCCTATGTCGAAAACGACTATTCTGTACAAGGACATAGCCCCCGGCGCAGCGGATGACGCGACTGTGACCGCCACCGGCGGCACAGGAGACCTCACCCAAATTCCGCACGGCGCGGCTCCGGGTAAGCTTATTACGCTGGAACGGAGCCGCTGGGTGTTGGACGGCACATTTGATAACATGTACGCGGAGGACAAGGTAGGCTTTTGGTCTACGGAGGTTTCCGGGGACAGCGGAGAGTTTACCACCCCGCCCAAAATCACCATGACGTTTACACAGCAGTATTCCAGCATGGGCATCCAGCTCACCTTTGACGAGGACACAGGAGAGTATTGCAGCGAGGTAGAAATTTCGTGGTATCAGGGCGCGGTGCTACGGCGGGCGCAGTCGTTCCAGCCTGACAACGCGGTGTACTTCTGCGATTGCCGGGTAGAGAGCTTTGACAAGGTGGAAGTCACGCTGAAAAAAACAGTAGTCCCCCATCGGCGGGCGCGTGTTAATGAAATCGTGCTGGGCGTGGTGCGTAAATTCGGGATGAACGAAATACGCAACGCATCAATCGTAAACCAGGCGAACGAAGCCGCCGTAGAGCTGCCAGTGTCCACGCTAAACTGGACGCTGGACAGCCTGAAAGACGTGGACTACCTGTTCCAGCTGAAACAGCCGGTGGAGGTGTGGAACGACAACCGGCATCTGGGGACATACTACATTAACAACTCGTCACGCACGTCCGCAAACGTGTATGTGATAGAGTGCCAGGACGCGCTTGGAGTGCTTGAATACACGCCGTTCAGCGGAGGCGCATACCTTGATGGGGTGAGTGCAAAAACGCTCTTAGAAACGCTTGCAAAGCCCTTTGAGGTTGAGTATGCGAGCGATGTGGAAGACACAACACTGGCAGGCGTACTTGTTAAGGGCACCAACCGAAGCGCTATCCAGCAGGTCATATTTGCATGGGGCGTCTGTCTGGCAACAGACGGCGGGAACAAGCTTCGGGTGTTCAACCAGCCCACAAAGCCTATTCTTATCCCACGCGGGCGGACGTTCGTCGGATCTTCCGTTGCAACCGGCGCGGTGGTCACAAAAGTAAACGTGACGGCGCATAGCTATGTAGAAGCCAGCAACGGCAACGTGACCATCAATGGGGTTAAGTACAAAGACACCCGGACTGTGTACAGTGCCATCAACCCCAACGTGACCGCATCCGACCGGGAGAACGTAAAGGAAGTCACGGCGGCAACTCTTGTATCTGATGAAATTGGACAGGCGGTGGCGGACCGGCTGTACAAGTATTATTCGCTGCGTGACACGAACACGGCGACCGTGGTATACGGTGGCGAGAAGCTGGGCGACTGCGTGAGCATTTACACGCCGTGGGGACTGCTGACCACAGGCAATCTTCACAAGATGGAGATAAAACTGTCCAACACGGTGGTGTACAACGCGGAAGTCACAGGCGCGTGGATCATCAGCCCGTACTTCTATTACAGCAACGACCTGTTTTCCGGGGAGGTGTAACCGATGGCGCTTGACGATCTGGGCCTTATCACAAACCGAACACAGGCGGACGTGGATGCGGTCATTGCCGCGCTCAGTGAAATAGAAGCTGGGCGCGGCACCCCGGCGGACGTGCTTCTCCTGAGTGACAACAAGGGATCGTACAACTACACTGACCTGAACCGCGTTGCGGGAGCTGTGCTGTATGTGGCGGAGGAGTTAGCGGCCAGCGGGTACAGCGTGACGGTTACGGCAAAGCAAGGGTGGACGGAAACGGACATCCCCACGCAGGCGGACATTGACCAGTACCTCGCGGACATCGCAGAAATACGCAGTGCGCTGCCCGTGCCATTTGATACCCCAAAGGTACCGACAATGCCGCTGGACTATCGAAAGGCCAACGACATTGAAAGCATCCTTGTACTGGTAGACAAGCTTGTGCAGAACATAGCCAAGTCATGGTTTTACTCGGGAGACTTGTACTCCAACGAAATCAAATAATAAACGTTACTCCCGGCCAATCGGGGCACGGGAAAGGGCAATAGGAGCCGACTATGGGAACGTAGTCGGCTCCATCTTTTTTGGAAAGGAGCAGATATGCAGGACAGAATTTCCCTTTATCCTGGCCGCGTCAAGCTCACGCCTGTTTCCGGGCAGGACAACGTGTACGACATGACCCGGCAGGACAACCCCACCACGGAGGGCACACCGCTGAACAAGTCCACGCTGCTGACGGACGAGGTGGCGGAAACGCTTGGGCTTGACCCGGCAACGGCAACGCCCTCTCAGGCCATCAACGCCGTGGCGGGCAAAGCAACGGACAAGAAGCTGACGCTGACGCTGGCGGCGGGAAGCCGGACAGGGAGCGCAAGGCCC